ACCACCACCACCACAATCAGCACAACCACCACCAACAGATTTAGATATAATAGTCTTAATAAAAAATGAATTAAACCGCGAAACAAATACATACACCCAAATAACCGCAAGAAAAGTGGCGTTAGATGGTAGATTCATTAAATTATTAGAGATTGCGATGAAGGAAAGTAATAAAGATAGAACAAATTTGTTATGGAAAAATATAACACCAGAAGGAAGCATTACAGAACACATTAAAAGACTTGCGATTCAAGATATTATCGTGAAGTATAAACCAAAAGAAGAAGAAACAATAGGAAAGGAAACACAACAAACAAAAATTCCAATTATACTTGGTATAAAAAATCCACTTATAAAGGTTGTTGGAACTCCTATTGATAAGTTATTATATTCAAGTGGCACGGAAAAAGACAAACAAGCAAATTTATGTGGTTATTTATTAAATTTTGTTTTTTCGAAAACACGAGAAGGTGAAGTATATAAACTTCTTGCTATGTACATTGCTGTTAGTATTAAAAAGAATTGTTATGGGGATTATATATTGAAAGATACCAAATGTAATCCCGCATTTAAAAATATAGCAATTTTGTTAAATCTTGTTAATTATACTACTGGCATTGTCGAAGCGAAGACATGTATTGATGCACTAACAAGATCATTGTTAATAACATATGGAGATAAATATGTTGATTTGTTTACATCCATTGTTAAAGATACTAACAATGAAACTGAGACTATGGGTTCATTAGATGCTGCTTTAACACTAGCAGCAGCAACAAAAGCAGAAGCAACAGAAGCAGAAGCAACAGAAGCAGCAGCAACAGAAGCAGTAGCAGCAGAAGCAAAGCGGAAGGAGGAATTAAAAGAGAAGGAGGAGGAAGCACTAGCAACAGAAGCAGATGTAAAGCGGAATGAGGAGGCTTTAGTAATAGCAGCAGAAGCAAAGCGGAATGAGGAAGTAGCAGAAGCAGCAGCAGAAGCAAAGCAGAAGCAGAAGAAGGAGGAAGAGACAGCTGCTGCAAATCTTGAAAAACTAAAAGAAAAATTCAATGAAATTACATATAACTACGCCACAGATGTAGAAAACATTTTTAAGGATGCCGATAAGTTAGATAGATATATAAACGTCATTGAAACACTAAAAAATATTAATGATTATAAATTGAACGCTAAATATATGAAAGAATCTATTAATGCTTATATCAATAATAATCAGAATGGAGCACTTAAGTATATATCGAATCCAAAAGTATCTCATCTTAATAATGACTTTATCAAGGGTGTAAACAAATAAATCTTAAAAAATGGTATTGCATGTTAAATTAAATTTTAATATTAATTCAAGTACATGGGGCGATTCTTCTCGCTTACTTCAAGTGGTTTTGGTAAAATCAAAGGCGTTTTATCCATTATGGAAAGACTCTTGAGTGTTTTTAATTGTGGTTTCACTGGTTTTTGAGGAGTAACCAAGTTATTCGCTCCAATACCAAATAGGGTAGATTCAATATCACATGCGTTGTGTGCTAAAACATTACGACATGTGGAAGCACCAAGAAGACCATCACCTGGGTGATAATTCTGGTTAGGTACTCCAAAAGTATCGTAGGATAAATAAGTACTAATTTTTTCGTTAGACCTCTTTACTAAATTATAATCACCTGGTGTATTACGATCCCGTGTAGAAGACATTGTTTATATAATATGTATTGATATTAAGTTGAAATAATAAACTTACTTAACTGTTTAACTAACGGCGCGTTATCAACCTCTTTAATTTCTTAAATTCTGGCGTGGTTTCTGAGAACCTAGATTTGTTCTCAAAGAAAACACGTAAACAATTATGGAAATCCTTAAAATAATCATATGCAAATAAAATGGATAGTCCGATATCAGGACTTTGCGAGAACATTAATCCGGCAGCATCTAAATAGAGTTGCTGGAATGCTTTATTATCTTTGGTGAGGTCGTAAATATAATCCATGCCTTTAGAAATTGCATCACTTTCATATAACAACTCATCTTTCGTTTCTTCATCTAAATCCGCGTCCATTTGGTCCCATTTTGGTGGATTGATTGTGACATCCATTGAAAATATATCACGTAAGCATTGACGATATTGAAAGTTGTTTTCATATTTTAAATCGTAAGATAATTGATAAGTCATAGAGAACCTTGATATATATAAACCAATAATATACGTTTATGTGATTATTTTTGTTATCTATATATACGCAAACGTAATTCCACAACAAGGAAACAACTTTATACTATAATAAATATTCACTAAGTCAATCAAATAACACCACTTAAAAAGTAAAAGGAGACCAAACGAAGTTAGGTGTTATGTATATTGTTATAATTTGGAATTATTATAATAAAAAAATATAGTGTTTTATATATGTCAATAAAAATATTAAAAGTTACAAATAGCGATAGACCATCCAAGAGACTTTGTATTGTGATTAGTTATAATGAGGTAGAATATAATTATCATTTCGGGTTGAACGGAGGGAGAACCTACCTAGACCATAAAGATAAAAACAAGAGAGACGCTTATCGTAAACGACATTATGCTAATAAAAAAGAGAAACAATTGATAGACAATAACATACCAAGTCCAGCGTTATTTAGTTATAGATTACTATGGGGAGATAGTTCTAATCTGAAGAAAAATATCGAGGATTTACAAAAAGTTTTTAATACAGTCTAATAATATATACTACAATTCAAAGATACTATAATTCAAAGATACTATAATTCAACCGATTTAATTCAGGATAAATACCTATAAAATATTATATATTGATGTATTTCAATATATAATATTGACAAGTTTTTAGTTTTAGTCGGTGGAATAAACTTTTAACGTCATGATTGTAAATAAATATACTGTAATATATTATTTTATATTAATGGTCTAATGTTTTTTATTATCGATTCTCTTTTTAATTTCAGCTATTGCTTTACCTGGGTTCAAATGCTTGGGACATACCTTTGAACAATTCATAATAGTGTGACATCTAAATAAGGCCATCGAATCGTTCAATTGATGTAATCGTTCACTACTATTTTGGTCTCTTGAATCCGAAATCCATCTATATGCTTGCATTAATACAGCAGGTCCCAAATATTCGTCGGCATTCCACCAATATGACGGACAAGCGGTTGAACAACAAGCACATAATATACATTCATACATACCATCCAATTTCTTCCTATCTTCTACGGATTGAATAAACTCTGTAGAAGACGAAGGTTTTGGGTTCTTATCTGCGTGTAACCACGGTTCGATACTTTTGTATTGTTCGTAAAAATTAGACATGTCAGGAACTAAATCTTTTATTACATACATATGTGGTAACGGACTAACCTTGGTTACTTTTGTAGCAGTTTTATCAATATAACAGAGACACGCTAATGTATTAACGCCACCGATATTCATAGCACAAGAACCGCAAATCCCTTCTCTACACGATCTTCTGAATGTTAATGTTGGGTCTTGTTCGTTTTTAATTTTAACTAAGGCGTCGAGCACCATTGGTCCACATTCTTTAATATTGACGGGGTATGTTTGTAAGGTTGGTTTTGAACCGATAACTGATGGATTATATCTGTATATTTTAAAATATTTTATCGACGTAGAAATTGGTTGTTGAGTTACTGTGTTAGATGAATGAAATCTAACACGCTCTAATGGAAATCTAGAACTGGTTATTTTATTCAATAGAGACATTGACGTTTTGTATTTTTGAATAGATGACATTTATATACTTGGGTATTTATATTTATACATAAAAAAATACTATAATATTTCAATTTTTTATATTTTTATGATAATGTTTGATTGTATTTTTGCGTATTATCTTCAATAATATTACACATATTACCAAATATCTTAGAACGTGTAAATACACGGTGGCGGACTAACATTTATTACTTTTTTAGGTGACTTGTTTATATAACAACAACACGCCAATATGTTTACCCCGTCTATAATCATGGCACAAGAACCGCAAATTCCTTTCTCACACGGTTTTTTAAATGATAAAGTGTGGTCTTGTTCCTGTTTGATTTTTACCAAAGCGTCTAAAACCATTGGTCCACACTCATTGGTATTAACGGTATATGTTTTTAACTTGGAACACCTTATTACTGGGTCATATCTATATATTTCAAAATATTTGATTGAATTAGATACGGGTGTTATTATCTTATTAGATAGGGAAATTTTAACACCCTCTTTTAAACATTTATTAGTGACTGTCTTAAATAAATTAATAGAAGTTTTGAATTTTGGAGTGAAAGGCATTATTAGAGTTATTATATGAACTTGTTTTATTATATTTATAATAACAATGGATTACATTCAATTTTACACTATAGAAATTTATAAATTTATAAATCTATTGAAATCTTATAATATTTTATTTAGTTAAGTCTTTTTTAGTTTTGGATTTACAGTTTGTACTCCATTCTAATGACACTTTGCTAATAGTTCAGTGTTTGATAATTTACTTATATCAATGCTGGGTTCGTGTTTTGCGTTATGTTTTATACCCGTGTTTGTTTCTAACAACCTTCCTTTCCATCATGATTTATATTTTGTCCTTCTAAACACATTTCACCCCTTTTAATATTATTATTAAATAGTGTTATTATTTGTATCTTTTATACACATTTCGTTTATAATTCTTATAATTTTAATAATGATTTAATTTCAGGTAAATTTATACATCCAAATTCATATCCTTTTTTAAATAATTCATCCGCCAATTTTACATCACTAATAATTTTAAAATTGTCCATTATATAATTACCTCCATTCGAAATACTATAATGCGTTCTTGTAAATCCATCACTTGAACTCGGTAAATGTTTTGTTTTGTTATGAAACAACGAGAAATTCACCACATCGTTTGATGGATTATAATTTTTAAAATTAAATGTAAATCCTCCGTCTAAAAATCTAACCAATTCATTTGTTTTGCTATCGCGTGTTAAGAAATATAAAAAAGGACTCATAATTAATGGAACAAAACTAGACGCTGTAACCGCATCCGCTAAACTATGTGCATTTGGAAATGTATTTAATATCTTTAACTTCCAGCTAGCCAACTCGGTAGTGAAAACTTTACATCTCGTCTCCCAATCTATCGGTTTCATACCAAATAGGTAACATACATTCATACTTTCATATACGCAATGCCAAGCAGTTTGTGACCGCCATAAACAATTGTAATAAGATGACTCAATACTCATTTTCCGCAAATAGTATTCATACCATTGTTGCATATCACCTACTCCGTGTAGAGTAGCAGTCATAGATAAAGCTATTACAGAACCACCAGACACTCCGGATATTAGTAGGTTACTCAGTAATTTTTGGTGTTTTATTTTACTACATATTGCGTGTGCAACGCCCATTTGATACACACACATATATAATGACGCACCCCATATAAGTTCTGTAGGATGTTCTATCAATTTTGGAATTTCGCGATGATTGTAAGTCACTTGTTTATACGTAATAGACCTGTCCATGTATATACGTTCAGAATGATTCCATCTCTTATACATTTGTAGTAATATAATGGGAGACGCGAATAATATAACTGATTCATAAATAGACATATAACCCTTTGTAACTTATATAATATATATATTTATAAGTTGATTTACATAATTAATAATGTATATTTATAATTTAATAGCAAACCAGTATATAATATTATATAAAATAAAAAAATAAGATTTGACTGCATAAGGAAAAAAGTGAAACTGGATTCATTTTTATAAAGTCAAAATATTTTCCATCTATAAACCTACTTTTTTTGAAAAACAGTTTTAAAGCATTCTGGTGTAAATAGTGTTTGATTTTGAAATATTTGACTGCATAATATTTTTAGGTATTTGATTACGTATCAATTTGGAGATTTTTTTGTCATCATTATTCAGGACAGAAAAGGGACAGATGATGACAAAAAAATCTCCAAAAATCTCCGCAAATTTTGTGTGTAATTTATGCACGTATAAATGTAGCAAATTGAGTGAATATTCTAAACATTTGATGACAACAAAACACAAACGAATGACGAATGATTACGCGGATATGTCTAAAATATCTATATCCTATGACTGTAACTGTGGTAAAAAATACAAATACCGCCAAGGACTACATGGTCACAAACAAAAATGTAAACACATTGATACAGTAGTAACCATTCCAGATTCACAAACATACAAAGAGGAAAGGATTGACTATACACTGATGTTTTTAGAATCAATCTCGCATAATAAGGAACTCATTAATTTATTACAATCACAATCCACTACTATGCTGGAGCAGTCTAAAACTATACAGAATATTTTACCAAAGATAGGCAGTAACAATAACAATAACAACCAAACAATAATAAGTTTAATTTACAAGTATTTCTAAACGAGGAATGTAAAGACGCAATCAACTTCTCTGAATTCTTGTAAAGAATAAAGGTTACCAAAGAAGATTTAGAGAACCAGGCACATATTGCTGGCATTTCAAAATTGTTTTAGATAATATTAGAAAACTCGGTATAAACAGAAGACCCATTCATTGTACTGATAAAAAACGAAATACTCTGTATATTAAGGAGAACAATGAATGGGATAAAGAAGGTTCTCAAGAATACGTTATAAAAGGAAGACAACTGTAAAGAATACGCTGATGGTGATTCTGACTTTTTATTAAAATGTATAGCGATCCAGCGAAATCTAACTCCAGTGCATCCTCGAGAAGCAACATTTATAAAAGTAGTAGGTTATATTTCGGATGGGTCTATCATTGCTAAAGAGTAATGATCAATTAGTGAATAACAAATGTTATTAACAAATCTAAAAAATACGAATATACTTAATGTTGTCTGCGATGTCTCTTACTCTTGTTCTTCTGTTGTTGTTGGCGTCTTGATTGACGGTGTTTACTGGAGTTACCACCACGTTTTTTTCTAGTACCCTTGCTCTTTGTATTTTTTTTTGACTTTCCTTTACATTTTTTACCGTTCTTCTGTTTAAGAAGTTGACGCTTAAAAAACTGATGTATCTTCTGAGCAGCACTGTGTCGTTTTCCACCGGTTGTACCTTCTGCGGTTGTACCTCCTGCGATTTGAGATTCTTCAGACATTTGAACAGATTCTTCAGTTTCGGACATAATTATAATATATACGCACAAAATATAATTACGCTAAATGATTACTTTGAATTGTCATTATAAATTTCACGACTTGGAAGCCCTCCGCGAACCCATCCATCTAAAGCAGCCTCTTCTATAGAATATGCAGGATTGTTAACGCGCTCACTAACCTTTTTAGTTAATGGATAATTCTGATAGTCAATAAACTGTGACTCCATAACAGTTGAATTGCTCTTACGTTCAGTAACTTGTTGTCCCTGTTGTAGCTGGGACTCAATCGCAGCGTTATTGGGTCCACGCCCTAAATAAGGGACAGTGACATAAGGACGCTGGTTCAATTGCAATTTCTCAAAAGCACGTTGCTGTTCGCTTTTAATAATAAGTTCAGAGTCTTTATCAATAATGTCGCCTGGTAGTCCAGATCCAACAGACCCTCGAAAATTCACAGTGGGGGCAGAAGTTGCGAATTTGACGTGACTCGTACTGGCATTCCTAGAAAAATGGTTCTCAATAGCATATTCAGCGAACCGAGAATTTGAAAGGTTGCGTTGAGAGTTGTCTGTATCGTCTAAACCAATACGATCCGTATTATTAAATGGATGTGTGTTAAATGAAAACATGATATAATATAATCGTAGATAAATTATATTATAGAAAGTATTAATTGATTACATTTGAAAGCGAGGTAGATTACGTGCACAAGCAAACATATTGCCTTCTTTACAAGACGTCATTGAACCATAACAGAAGTCAGCAAAACCTTTCTGGTCATTAACTGTCGTAGTTGAAGGGTTAGAATAAAACGGTCTCATTGACTGCTCGAAAACATACTGGTCTCCTAAATCTTTGAATAACTTGTCGGCAATATCGGGTTGTCCTGGGTTCAACTCAGAAACCATCTTCTTGGCGTTTTCCAAAATCGTATTATTAACTTGGTCATTAAATGCCGGAGGAGCAGGTTTTTTATCGACATTGAATTCGTAATCACTAACCAATACATTACTAAAAGGATTTTTTGTATTAGGTTCGTTAAAAGTAGACGAGTCTCTAACGATACCATTCTTTGCTAATACTGTGTCTGTAATGTTTTCATAACCTTCTTTTGCTAGTCGTTTTTCCCGTTCTAATTCTTGTATCTTATAATGATGAATCCCATAAATTCCAGCAATCGTTAGACATATTACTAATAGGGTCCGTATATTGGGACTAATTGCGAATACTATAATAGAGAAAATAATAGTCGAACGTGTAACAGCATTTATTTTCTGATTATAAGTCATATCACCTACAGGGAAAAATTCTGTAATATATTCAGGAGCAAATAATACATTTGGGTTATCACTCCAAAATGGGACATCATCTATAGTATCATCTATGAATTCAGAACCTTTAATATCGGTATTATAATCGGTCATTATATATAATTACTATTTATTTTATAAGAGATAAAAAGATAAAAGATAAGAAGAAATGCTAAAATCGTTACTTGGTGGGAATATTTGTTTTTATGCATTTTGCGTCAATTATCAATGACTCGCATTTTGTTTCATCTGGTATAATATTCAACACGCATTTCGATTTTACTCCATATAATGGTTTTACACAACCGTTTTCTATACGTTTAATTATTACATCTTCAGTTTTCGTACAACGAGAGCGGAAATGTTCGTAACGTTCTCTAACGTCGGTATAAGTAAGTCCAGACGTCTTTCCGAGCATCTTATTTATTAGTTCATGTAATTTATAAACATATTTAGAAAAACTATCACGAGATTTCATATGCGATAGTTTAATGGGATATTTCTTGAAATTACATATAAGATTTTTCCGACATTTGCCACAAGGTAACGTCCACTTGAGATTAAGTATTAAATCTCTATAGTGGATCTTATCAATCTTACTTGGATTTATTGGATAATTAAAACTCATCGAATGTAATACATGCCATAGAGGTGGACCCCAAATACTGGTTAACATACCATCATTACTATAATAATCACTATTCTTAAAGGTTCTCGCCTTATTTTTGTTATTTTGTTTTTTACGCGTATTCATACTTAATATATGAATATATATGTTTAGTCTACAAAAAAATTATCATACAAATATATATATATATATATAATGTCAGGAATCATCGTTAAATTACAATCAGCTTTCGCACCATATAAGAGAAGTCTATTTATTTTTATACTTGTTACTATATTCGCGTTCATTGGATACACAGTTTATAAAAATAACGCATTGATTGGTGATAAAAATTCAGTTCAATTTAAGGACGTTGCAAATGCTAATAAAAACGCAGACAAAGTGGATATATATTTTTTCTATGCCGACTGGTGTCCACACTGTGTAAACGCAAAACCTGAATGGGATAAATTTGAGGATGAATATAATGGCAAAAAGATAGGGAAGTTAAAGATTAATTGTATTAAAAAAGACTGCTCGGAATCAAGTCAAGCGAAGTTGAATAAATCAGAATATGGCGTTGAATCATACCCAACAATTAAGGTGTATATAGACAATGATATGAAGAATCCAATCGAATATGATGCTAAAATATCATATGATAGATTAAAGATGTTTATTGGTGAAATAAATAATACTCTATAATTTACACCAACGAATAATTCAATCCGCACCCTACAGGTGAATATTCAAGTGTTTATCGATTTAGTATGACAAAAGCACGTGAATAAATAACAACCTTCGTTAATCATTTTAATTCGCTCTTCTTTCGATGTTGAGAAACTAATAATACCTTCAAATGAGATTGGAGAACCATTTATATTTATCTCATTTTCAATTGTATTTAACGGAATATTATTGAAAGACTTCATCGCATTTCGAATTATATTTTTAACAATATCGAATAATGACGATTTATAATCAATAGGTTCTCTTTTGTTATTTGATACTTTGCGTATAGCAAAAATTTCATCGGTATCACAATTATTTTTTATACATAAGTCGAGAGGGTAACTTGAGAACAATCCACCGTCTATATAACAACAGTTATTTTTAATAATTGGAGAAAATATAACAGGCAGACTACACGACGCATAAACGGCATCTAATACAAGCCATTCGGGATGTGTTTTGTAAGATAATATATTCAGTTCGAAATTAACTATTTCGCTCGTTGTTATATACAATTCGATACCAGTTAGGTTATATAGTTCCTTTAGAGTTATATTTACTGGTAAGTTTTTACCAAGTAACAACGGTTTGATTAATTTATCCATTATAGTTTGGTCAAATAACCCACGATTTTCGAATGCATGCATTATGGTGCTTAAATCAAAGTTGAATACTGTTTCCCAAGGACGTTCTATAAAATATCGGTCCAATATATCCCAATCGTAATTTAACGTTATCAATAAACAAACGAGCGAACCAATTGAAGTGCCGTATAACGATTTTATATTTTTATACTCCCAAAACCCTTTCTTATGTGCCTCCTTTATTATACCATACATTGTTAATCCATATTGTCCACCACCACCAATTACAATATGTTTTATAGTATTCGAACTTGTATGAATAATGGTATTCGAACTTGTATCAATAATGGCATTAAAACTTGTATCAATTATGGTATTCAAAGTTATATCATTCATTAAGTATGAATAATATGTTTTTTCTATATTTTTTTAGTATGGTTTTATAATATACCATATTAAATGTCGTCTATATTCATTTTTGATCACGAAGAAGAAGGGGGAGGTAGTAAAATAAATATAGATGACCTATATGATAAACGTCAGAAACGAGATTTAAAACAGTTGTCTATATTCAATAAAATATTAAAGCGTATTCATAAACGCATTAATCATACAGCAAAGAGTAAAAATATAACCGAGAATAGTATATGGTTTGCGGTTCCTGAATATTTAGTAGGAGAACCAATATATGATAAAGGTGATTGTATAGGATTTGTAGTTTCGCAGTTGGAAAACAATGGTTTTTTTGTAAAATATGTTCATCCCAATACATTATTTATCTCTTGGCATAACTGGGTTCCGTCATATGTACGCACCGAAATTAAAAAGCGTTTAGGAGTCGTATTAGATGAAAAGGGTAATGTAATTACTAAATTAGATGAAGAAACAACAGACCCTAACAACGGTATATTTAATCAACAAGAATCTACTGACAATAAAGTAAGTAAAAACGGAAAAGAATATTCATCTATTAAGGATTATAAACCTACTGGCAATTTAGTATACGGCGAAGATATGATGAATAAATTAGAAAAGAAGATTAATTTTAGACCTTGAATTATAATAATCAATTATTTATTACAAATGATTATTATTTATACTTTACTTCGTTTTGTTTTCCGCATTAAATTTCGTTTTATTTTTGTTTTCCGCATTAATTTTCGTTTTGTTTTCCGTCCACCAATTTTTGGTTCGCCTTCTTTGCTTTCTATTTTTTTGGTATGTTGTTCATATATTTCAACATTGCTAGAATCTTTCTTTTCAATTAAAGCATTGTCTAACCGCAGTCCAATATCAAATATAATTTTATCAATTAAAGACTCATTGACAACATTTTCATTTACTTGTTTATAGAATCCTTCAAGTTTATCCTTGAAACCCTTATTAATAACTATTAACATATCTTCCTGTATTTTCTCTTGTAAAGTTTCATCTACTTTTTTTACGATACCATTCGCAACAACCGTAAGTGATTCTTCAAAACCCTTTATTTTTTCCTTGAGTGTGGTCTGAATCATTTCACATATTTTTGTTTGTATTTGTTCACTATGTGACTTAGTTAAATCTTTTGTTGATAATTGAATACTTAATGCACCATCTACTTTTTCCTCTGCTGGTTGGGATGGTCCTTGTGATCCTTGTAGTGATGTCGCCATTGAATTAAACGCATTCATTTTATATCTATATACTAACATATAAAGATATAAAATTGAATGCGTTTAAAAATGATTTAATATATATATAAAATACTATAATAATGGATTGTCAAATACAACAAACCCCTCAATTAAATAAAAAAAGAGAAAAATCTGCTAAAACCCAGAAACGCAAGACTAATTTATCAAGTTCTCATAAATCCCGTTTATGGGATATATACGACATAGACCAAAATCGTAACCAAACCGAAAACGATAAAATGGAATGTTTATACGAGAATGAGTCTAAGATGACGGAACAAGGATTGTGTGCATTATGTAATACAGTTCTAAAAATATCAGAAGAAGGATTTCCAACGTGCTCGAGTGAAAAATGCGGAATTGTATATACACACGAATTAGACTTTTCACCAGAATGGAGATTTTACGGTACGGATGACCGCAATGCGAAAGACCCAGCACGTTGTGGTAATCCAATAAATCCACTTTTAAAGGAATCATCATTTGGTTGTAAGGTATTATGTTCAAATAATTCTAGTTATGAGATGCGTCGTATAAGGAAATGGACAGAATGGCAGTCAATGCCACATCGAGAAAAGTCATTATACTCCGAGTTCCAATTTATTACAGTAATGGCACAAAACGCAGGTATACCTAAAATCTTCATAGATAAAGCGATGGCTATACATAAAGACATATCAGAACAAAAGATGTTTAGGGGATTGAATCGTGATGGTATAAAATCAGCGTCAATATATATAAGTTGTCGCTTGAATGGTTGTCCTCGCACAGCACACGAAATAGCGGAAATATTCAAGTTAGACAAAACAAGTGCTACAACGGGTTGTTCAATGGCTGTAAATATACTGGCCAATATAGAACGTGGTTACGAAACGTCACAGCAAACTGAATTAATGACAACGACACCATCAAATTTCATGGAACGCTTCTGTAGTCACTTAAATATCAATACTGAACTAACCCTATTGTCTAAGTTTGTAGCAAAGAAGGTAGAGGCAAACAATATTATAAGTGATAAATCGCCGCACTCGATAGCAGCAGGTATAATATACTTCATTGCGCAGAATTGCAACTTAGACGTAAGTAAGACGGACATAAAAGTGGTGTGTGGTGTAAGTGAAGTCACAACGAATAAATGTTTCAAGAAATTGGAAGAATTAAAGAGCGAATTAATTCCAAGTGTTATATTAAATAAATACAACAAATAGACCTATAATAATATAAGTAAATAATATAGTTATACTATGCCACCTCGAATTATTTTTTTAGTACCTTACAGAGATAGAAAGGAACACCAAGAAATATATTCAAAACACATGGAAAATATACTAACTGGTTTAGATGATTATAAAATAATATATATACACCAGATGGATACGCGTAGTTTTAATCGTGGAGCAATGAAAAATATAGGATTCTTGTATGTAAAAGAACAATATCCCGATACGTATAAAGAAATAACTCTTGTGTTTAATGACGTGGATATAATGCCCAAATCAAAAAACATAATAGATTATTATACTGAAACGGGAACAATAAAACACCACTATGGATACTCGTTTACACTAGGCGGTATCTTATCTATAAAAGCAAGTGATTTCGAATTAATAGGTGGTTTTCCCAATTTCTGGGCTTGGGGATATGAAGATAACGCATTACAACAACGAGCGATAAAGCATAACTTAAAAATCGACAGAAATAATATGTATGAACCAGGAAGTAAAGAAATAATACACATGAAAGACAGTGTTATAAAAACTGTTAACAAAGAAGAATACCAAATGTATAGGAAAGAGTCAAAAGAAGGTTATAAAAACATAACAGACTTGAATTATTATTATAATGATTCAAGTGGTTTTTTAAATGTTACAGAATTTAATACGGGGCGTGAGGAAAACACCATTTATTCAAGACCGCACAAATTGTCAAATGGGAACAAGCCATTTCAAAAAAGAAACCCCAAGATGAATATGTTATTTAGTTAAAAAAATGATTCACACTAACGGAAAGATTTCCATAATCTTGAATGTAAGGCCAATATTGTTAGTATCTTCCCATATACCAGAAATTCTCAATATTGTCTTCCCGTTCAGTTCTGTATTATTTAAATGTTGATGATTGTAACGATATACTTTAATAAGCATGGCGTTAAGTTGTTCCTTTAATAAATACTTGGTTTGTTTAGTAATAGCATTAATGTGCTTGAAATATTTTAAAATATAATATTCGAGTTCAGTTATTTCGTTAATAATTTTAATATTATTTTTTGTATCTTTAAGAATTATCTTACTATGTGATTTATCATAGGAATAATCGTCGAGACATATATTGATGTATATACCATTCATAGCAATATTTTCATCTGAATATATAATTTTAGAAAATGTACCATCCATTGTAATATTCTTTCTAGTTTCAGTAAAAAATAAATTATTAATTATTATATCATTTAAATTGAACACCAATATCATTTTCTAACATGAATAGTGATTATATGTTTATTACCTTTCTATTTAAAAGTTATTACACCTTTTTACATTTCAAACGCCGATTTTTATATAGTCCTAACCCATATAAAAATAATTTACAATTCTTCTTTATTTTTCGTGTTTTATTTTTTTCTACATATTTATCTGGTCTGTCATAAGCACATTTGAATATATTTTCATATTTTTCGTTTGGTATTTCATTTATTGCTTTTTGGATATTTTCTTTTAGGTTTTCATACTTTACATCCTTGGTAATTTAAAACGCCGCTTCGCGGAGTAAAAAATAACCAATAATGTAAAATCAATAGTAGGAATCTCACCTACGATGGTCTAACTTTTTCCACTTCCTTTTTAATATTAAATACTTTACAAACTTCTTATGCTGTTAAATTATAATCATTACTTTTACGAGAAGGCATATATATATTATTGAGTTATTTTTTCACAAAAATTGATTTATAAAAAAATCGAAATGGAATACTTAAACATATAAGTATTATAATATTAAAAGATGACAGACCAAAAAGTTAAACTTATTATTGAACCTGAATTATCTATGGAAGATATTAACACAAGAATAAAACAAGAAGTTTGTTATGAAACTTTGGAAGAATTAACCGACGCAAAATTAATGTGTAAATATAAAGATTGCAATTCAGTTAAAAATGAAATAAAAAAACTGAGCGATATATTGGGAAAATATATAGACGAAGAAACAAAACAAAAAATAATAGAAGAATATTTATTACAATTAATACCAGCAGGAACAAAAGGAGTTATAAGAGGAAATCACTTTAATAATATAGTAAAGAAATTTATCACAAAATTATCATTACACTCAGAGAGATTTGAAATTTGTTTTGAAAAAAAATGCGAAGGTCATATTACTACTGAAATACCAGATTGGTATATTTTGGAAAAATCAACTAATAAAATTATTATTGGTATGAACCAATTGGATTTATGGGGCGGAGGACAACAACTTAACAGAGGTTCAAAATACATAGAGAATAATAAACATAATAATGAAAATAGTAGGTTATTATGTGTTGTTTGTAATGAAATACAATTTAAAAGTAAAAAAAATAAAGCATATAAATTATTTGAAACTGGTTTTGAAAATAATACATTATGTTATTTGAATAATTTACAAAATAATATTATCTCATACTTTACTTAACATTCTAATAATGGATTGAACTTAAATATTAATTCCTGTTTTGATATGGATTTAGGACCAACTGTATTGTTAAAATCATATGTAATTGTATATAATATATTTATATTATCAGTAATAGATTTTCCATTTGTAAATTTTATAAAGTAATGAGATTGGATACTTTTTTCATCAATCTTTTTATCTATTGTTCCAGCATTAACACCTACACGACGAAATGATATATCTGGATTTTCTGTTTTTCCAACAAATATAAAATTTACTGGTTCTAATTTTTCATTTACAACTCTATTAGTCGGTTTTTTTCCCAAATTTGAAATATAATTGTAAAATAAACAACTTAAACATAAATATAACAAATGGAAAATAAATATAATAATGGAAAAATTTATATGGTAAAATGTAATGCCACAAACTTAACTTATTATGGTTCTACAACTGGAGAATTAGAAACAAGATTATCAAGACACAAATATTGCTATAATTGTTACATTAAAAATAAATACCATTATGTAACTATTTTTGATATATTGAAAAATAATGATTATAAAATTTTTTTGATTGAAAATGTAAATTGTAATAATAAAAAGGAATTACAATTAAGAGAAAAATATTTTATTGAAAATAATGAATGTATCAATAATTATATTCCTTGTAGAACAAAAATAGAATACAATGAAACAAATAAAGAAAAAATTAAAGAATATCAAGATGAATATAGAATTAATAATAAAGAAAAAATTAAAGAATATCAAGATGAATATAGAATTAATAATAAAGATAAAATAATAGAGTTAAATAAAAATTTATATATTAAAAATAAAGATGAAATACAAAAAAACAACAAATTTACAGAGAAAATAATAATGATAATAGAATTAGTTATGATAAAAACTATTATCAACAAAATAAAGAAAAAATATTAGAAAGAAAGAAGCTATTGTATTTACAAAATAAATAAAATTTTAAATATATTTATTAAACTCTTTGATTAGTTCTTGTTTGCTTATTGAACGTGGTCCTACAGTATTATTATGATTAAATTGAATTACTTTTAATAAATCGATATTATCACTTGTAGATTTTTCATTTGTAAATTTTATAAAATAATGTGATTGAATACTTTTATTGTCTATATTTACATCTATATTTCCAGCATTAACACCAACACGACGGAATGAAATATCTGGATTGTCTGTTTTTCCAACAAATATAAAATTTAATGATTCTTCTTTTTTAATTAATGTTCTTTCTACGTTTTTTTTTTTCCATATTTGAAAAACAGTTTCCACATTATGTTCTACACCATCTACTAAAAATGATTTGTCTGGCAAATCTATTTCAAATATAAGATGAAAATTTAATGGAAATGTTTTTTTTAAACTATCTTTTTTGAAACTTTTAGGTAATATAAATGAAACACTATCACAAAATTCACAAGATTTTTTTATAAATTTA